CAATGCATGATCTGCCAGGTTGCTGATGTTAGTACTCCTCTTTATCCTTTCAAGGTACTTGTTAGGATCAGACCTATATAGGATCCATTTTGTCACACTTACACATTTGATCATGAGTGCTTCTCTCAGATGGCTGAATCCATCAGTTGAATCACGCAAATCTCCCTTATACATTGCTTCATTACCATACAATGGAGGTAAGTACCTACTCTTCCCATCTTTGTGGATATTCCCACTTGCCATTACCAGATGATGTGACCAATCACCCTTTGATTCCTGCTCTGATTCTTGTTCAATTGGCTCAATTAGAGAATTCACTTCAGGTTCTATGACGGGTAGGAATTCTATCATTGGATACATTATGACTCTACGTTGAAACAAGTATTCTTGAATGCTTACATTGCTGGATAGCACACCAAATATAAAGATGGGTCTAGACAACCATTTCCTTGAGCCAATAAGCCCGAGATTAGAGAGCTGGTGGCAAAGTCTTGGAAACCCTCTTACACTCTTGATCATACTAGAAGTATTTTCCACTTTCTTCAAGATCTTATCCATGATTGAAAAAGCACTCACATCTAGGTAAAAATGTGCCATCTTCTCTGTGAACCCACTTCTCAGATAATCAACCACCTTTTGCTTATAAGCAGGTCTTAGCTTCTCCTTCTCTAATAACAGCAGTAGACTCCTATTCCTACACACTTGTTGAAAGTGGTGAAGCAGCTTGCTACGTATCAAGTCATTTGGGGTTGCAACACGCTGAGCATTTGGCCATTCTTGACCAACTAGGTTCTCTTCTGGAAACTCAATCGTATATCTAGTTCCATCCTTGTCCTTTGGGAACTCAACATCATTCTCCAATTGGTCATCTAAACCCTCAACATTCTTAGTCCGTTTCCCAGTTCCACCCAGTGCATTCTCCAAGATCCTGTCAGATAGTCTGGAAGCCTTATCATCATTCCTAAACATTGACCTAATGATTCCCATAAGCCTTCCGGTATTGTCCCTCACACCAGTTAGTATCATCTGTTCTAATGCCAATACTCCAGAACCACCTAAATCAAGAGGGAGCATACATCTCATAATAAACAACACCACAAACATCTTATCTTCCTTAATCAATCTAACTATATGCTCAGTCATTGATTCAATCTCAGATGAAGCCAAACTCTTCTTCACTTTCATGTCAGCAGCTTTCCTTAGATGCTCTATGAATGCTTCAGTTTCAGTACCATCAAACAATTGGTCTAATCTCTTAAGCAACCATGAGTCTCCTGAAC